TGGGGAGTGAAAAAAGACTACACAGTGCCTGTGGTCAAATTGGACAATGAGAATCTTGTGGATGTGGATCTAATTAAAATAGATGTGCAAGGTTGGGAGCTGGAAGTGCTGCAAGGAGCACTGGAGTTGATTAAGCAGCAGAGACCTTGGGTGGTGTTTGAAGTCAATCAGGATATTGACGTGTGTTGCACACTGATGGAACAGATAAATTATGAAACCATAAGATTAAAAAGTAAAAGATTATTTTGTTGGGCACCTCTGTCTGGCCACAATGCTCCACAGGATCGCACTCAGTTTGCAAGATATTTAGGTCCTGGACCTTATGCCGATAGATTTGGAAAATAACTTCCAAGCAATTCCTGATGATAATTCGTATTTGTCGCCCCCAACACACAAGAAACTTGGTTGATCTATCATCGCCAATAAGATTCAGTTCGATTTATTTTCAAATCATCCTGATGACTTCTGCCTGTTTTTTTCCTAGCTCCTTTGAGATGATCCAACCAAGCGCCCCAACGACTGTTGATCAATGGATGACCTTCCCCTATGGAATTTTTAGGGTTAGGTCTAATATCATGCAGATGTGCTGCCCAATCCAGTTGTTTCAGTTGTGGGAATCTTTCACGCACACGATCAAACACAAAACTATCATGCCATTCTTCCATGAGGAATATGCCAGATTCTGCTTGATCATACACTCTTTGAAACTCTCTTAAAAAATCTCTGGTGTGTGAGGATTTAAGATTCATCGCATACAATCCACACTCGGAGTATTTGCCTTTTCTGCCTAGATAACACAAATCCATATCAGCAGGTATTAAGGATTGCAGATCTTGCACAGTAATATTATTGTGACATATGGTGTCAGCATCCATCCAAATTAGTGTGTCTGTGTTGCAAATTTCAACACAAGCAAATATGGCATACACTTTGTGTGCAAACTTCACAGCGTCCCATTTGAATCCTTTGCCAGCATCTCGTCTCTTGCTGCGCACAGGATCCTTACTCACGTCACCATTGGCTTTGGGTATATTGTGCCATTTACTTTTAAATTGCACCAAAGATGGAGCTGCTGCATGCAGATCATGCACTGTGAGATTGCTGGCGGATTCTTTTACCACACAGTCCTGTGCATACACATGCAGTTGTATTTCTTTGGGCCAGTGCTGCAAGAAAGATTCTATCATTCGGCTGCCGTACTGTTCGTAGCCAGACTGATTGAAAGAAGTTAGCACAGCAATAGACATGTTCATTTGAGATGGGTTAATAAATCTTCAACATGTTGGCTAGATAGTCTTTCCACACATTGTTGTAATCACAACCTCTGTATTCTTTAAACCAAGGACCGCCTTCGGTATAGTGCAACACTTTGGGCACACCGTCTCTGGGTTCTTTGTACCAGCCCACCAGCCAATTCCAACTGTGATCCACACTGCCAATCTCCTCATCTTTGAGCCAACTGAATCTGTGTAGATACTGACCAGTCTCTTTGTTGACTAATTCAGGAGTAACCACTCTATTGGCAGGATGTGCGCAGTTCCACAGTATCATAGAGCTCCAATTCTTTCTAGGATATGGCATCTGTTTTTGATTATCCATTTTTGTGCCGGGTGGTGGCGTGTAATCGTGTTTGACCACCATCACTGCATAGCGATCATCTGCCTGAGCAAACAGATCAGCCACATCGGCCATCCACACAAAGTCACAGTCACAGAACACTGCCCAACCGGCGTAGTTGGTCATGTAGGGAATGAGAAATCTGCTGAAAGTAAATTCAGTGGTGCTAAGTGGATCGATAGGACGTGTGTACAGTCCTGCCTCACGCAGCTCTTTCATTTTGAGTGGTAATACTTCGGCTTTAGATTGGTGCTGTTTAATTGAATGCTCACACACCTGATAGGTCATGTCTTCTCTAGCATCATAGCCCACAAATATCTTCATATAATTATTTATTATTTCAAATTAATTTATTTTAATTCTTGATAAATTTGGTCAAAAAACTGTTTACGTGTTCCTTTAAAATCTATAAAAATTGATCCTTTATTATACTTTCCACTTTTTTTACTACAACCAGTTACTTCATTTTTTCCGTATTGCATTATTTTAAATTTTAAATTTTTTCCTTGATATATTCCTTCTGATACTTTCATTGGAATATTATCATGAAAAAGATTATGATTGTTCATAATTAATTGTAAACTTAATTGATCACCAAACCAATTTTTTTTATCTTGTGGAAGCTGATAATATGCCTGTTCTCTTTGTTCAAAAAAATTAATAATAGATGATCTATTGTAATCTTGGATATTCACTAAAACTACAGTGTTATTAATTGAATCTCCTCTATACAAAATTCCTATATCAAAATCTTTTATAAAAAATTTATTTAGATCTCCATTTACTAGATGATCTGATCCACAAAGAATAATTTTTCCCATAAGTAATTTTGCCACGTGTGTATTAGATTTTACTAATGACTCCATAAGCCCTACATGGCTTATATCGGATCTAAAAATTTCACTTTCATTAAATTTAAGATGTGTTTCCTTATCTGTAGTAATTAAAAATTTTCCTAGAGGATTTCTTTTAATAAAAGTTTCTTTAAGACAATTCAAGGCTTTTTTGTAATTAAATCCTTTAGTGGATTCAGGAACCAATGAAATTTCAAGATCTGTTTTACAATCTTTATAAAAGGCTGCTAGCGTGATCATTTATAATATCTATAATAGTTTTGTGATCTACGCCTGGATAGATAGGTAGGCTCACTTGTTTGCTGGATACCCAGTCAGTAATCGGTAAAGAATAAGGTGTTCGATATGCTGTTAGTCTATGAACTGGAACTGGATAATGAATTTTTAGTTCGAGTTTGGACTTCACATCAGCAATTAATTTTTCTCTATCATTCACTAAAACAGGATAGATATGATAGCTATGTTTTGAATTCTTTGTTTTTACATATGAAAAATGTTTATTGTATTCGTTGGCAATTTTTCTTTTTTCTTCTAGTACAAAATTAAAATTTTTTAATTTTATTCTCAAAAATTCAGCTTGTATATTGGCCATTCTATAATTATAACCAATGTCGTTATCATCCCAATTTCTTACCTTACATATAAATTTGTATAAATTTTCATCATCAGTCACTACACAACCAGCATCACCTAATGCTCCAAGTCCTTTGCCTGGATAGAAACTAAAAGTTCCTAGATTGCCAAATGTTCCAACATGTTTATTGTTTAATGTGGTGCCGTGTGCTTGACTGCAATCTTCAATCACTGGAATATTCTTTTCAGTGGCAATAGCATTTATTAGATCCATTGGAGCGGCATTGCCGTAGATATGAACCGGCAATATGCATTTTGTTTTTGATGTAATCGCTTTGCGAAGACTATCGGGATCCATGGTAAATGTATCTTTATCTATATCAACATACACAGGAATCGCTCCACAATATTTGATTGCTGCTGCCGTGGCTCTGAAAGTATGTGACACAGTGATAACCTCATCTCCTAGTCCTATACCTAAAGATAACAGTGCTAGATGTATGGCAGATGTTCCGTTTGACACAGCCACACAATATTTTGCACCAACATAATTGGCAAATTCTTCTTCAAATTTGTCAGTACCAAACACATAGTTACCACTCCTGATAACAGATTTTGATTTTTGTATTAATTCGTCTAATATATTTTTGTGTATCTCTTTAAAACTGTAAAAAGGAATCATAGCACCCACTCCATAATTTTTTTAGCTGTATAAATGCTCGTTAGCGGCTGTGATCTACACTCTATACATTTTAAAAAATGTGTTTTTGCTGTGTACAATGCTTCTGCAGTTCCAACTTTTGGAGCTATCATATCACCTAATTGATTAGCATTAAAATCTGAATTTATTTCTCCTGTGGAATAAATTTTAATTTTGTCAAGAGCGATGTCATCGTAGACAACACTGTTCTTATCGCCAGTTAAAATAATTTGTCTCTTTTTTACTGGACTGACCCAATTACAATTTATTGTAGTGGTAAATCCGTTGGTAAATTTTAAATTAACGATTACTTGATTTGCTTTCTTATTAATGTGATTGTTTTTAATAATTGTTCTGTCTTTTAATTCTAAATCAGGATAAAGATAATTAACAATACTTAAATCATGTATTGCAAGATCCAGCAGAGCGTCAACATCACTTTGAAATAACCCTAGACTGATCCTAGTGCTGTCATAATAAATTGGTTTACCAATATCAATACTTTTCAATTTTTCTACAGCAGGATGGTAGCAAAATGTGTGATCAACAAAAATTATGTTTTTTGTTTTTTCTGATTCTTGGATAAGATTATTAATTTGATCTATGGTTTCACACGCTGGTTTTTCAATCCATAAATCTTTTCCTTTTGCTAGAGATTGTAAAGCAATATCGTGATGTGTATTCGCTTTGGTAGCAATTACCACTGCTTTGATTCCTGGGTGTTCTAATGCAGTTTCTAGTGACGTGTATGTTGTAATTTCAGGGTATAAAGATTTTGCAATTTCTAATTTTTTTTCATATGAATCACACACTGCTGTTAGTTCTTTGCTAAAGTTCCTAGCTAAATTTTTACCCCAGTAACCGTAACCAACTAATAGTATCATTTTAATTTCCTTGCAGGATTACCTGCATATATTCCAGATTCAGTGATATTTTTTGTAACTACTGATCCTGCCCCAATGACCACATCATCACAAATAGATATAGGTAGTATAGTTGAATTAGATCCAACATATACTTTATTACCCAGTTTCGTCGGTAGAAACTCTTTAGATAATTTTCTATCTATAAATTTATCGTTAACGAACATTACGCCGTGGCCGATAAAACAATCTGATCCTATTAAAGTGTTCGAACATATAAAACTATGACTTTGAATTCTAGTACGTTCTCCGATTGTTACATTGTTTTGTATTTCAACAAATGGACCTACAAACACATTGTCTAGCAACTTACATCCATATAAATTTGCAGGTTCGATAATTTGAACGCCGATTCCTGTTGTGACCTTATTATTCATAATTTTTTATAAATGTAATCGTGTTTTATTTTATTGACTACTTGATATCCCAATGAATCTAATAGTGCGCCTGCTGGCGATCGTTTATCGGTTAGTTCCATGACTATTACAGGATACGAAGCACAAATATAGTGTTTGCCGCCTTGTAATACAGCTAGCTCATACCCTTCAACGTCAATTTTAATAAAATCAGCTAGTGGAAGATTTAAATTATCTAAGGTGTTAATATTAACTACAGTATTGCCGCCGTTGTCAATTCGCGTTAGGCCATAATTTTCAAAATTTCTTTGCATTTGTATGGTTCCTATGGTAGTTCCTAGTGCTGTTTGAAAAATAGTTGTGCTGGGAGCATTTAATTTTAAAAATTCACAATGATCGGCAATTGGTTCAATAGCAAAATTCTTTGCAAACTTTTTTTCTAAAATGAAACTCCATAGTCCAAAATTAGCACCAATATCTATGCTAACATCAAATTTGTCTACATACGATAGTGCCAACGTTCTAACAGGTTCTTGGTATTCTGCAGGTAATCCTGCATCTGCATTTCTTTTTATAAATTTTGAAAAATGAGATTCGTTGTTGGGCAACCAGTAATTATAAAATTTTTCCATTATTTTACCTTGGTACCAACTGTGCGACGTTTGATGTCACTGTGATTGAACTCTGCCCAATACAGTTCAAATGCCACTCCATCCTCTACACCTTCAAATTGGTGAATTTTGCCAGGCTTGACTTGTGTGAAGTCTCCAGCTTTGAGAACAGTTTCATCCACTAGTCCTTCCTGATCCGCATCCTGCCACACACGCACAATCATTTTGCCCGACTCCACAAAAAATCCGTTCCATTTGAATTCATGTTCGTGTTCTGAACATTTGAATCCTTTTTTAAATTCAATGCGGTGAAATTCTAGCACACCATTGGCGTGTATCAATTCTGTTTGACCCCATATTTTGCCTGCAATCATGTGAAATGTCCTTTGAATTAAATGCTAACTTATTTATATGTGTATCTTATTGACTTATTATTTCCTAATACCATAAAACCGCAATCTTCAAAATCTTAATGTTTCAAATTTATTCACTTTACTGAAAATAAACCATTTTTCTGTTGATCGTAAATCTTTGTTTTTACTAATATCTTCCATCTGCAATAATTGCTTTACTTTAAAATTTTCATAAAGATACGTTCTTACTAACACATCAGACTGCCATATTAGTTTATTAGTACGTAGAACATCGTTAGCAAATTTCTTTACTATGTTGAGAATATCTTTGTGTAAGATCATAATCATCATTCCGCCTTCACCAGCACCTTTTGGTTTTATTCTAGTTAAATTTATCACCTGATACGTTTGTAGACATGTTTCGATCAATTCGTGATCAATTTTGTTCACAGCCAGCACATCCACATCACACACTGCCACGTGTTCATTCTGTATGGGTATAGACAGCCATCTACTGAGTGCGTAATAGCCTTTGGCTTCTCTATCACTAGCTTTGTACTGTATTTTTATCTCGTCCCAACTTATTTTATCAATTTGCAAAATATCTGTTTCAATGTTGCTGGGTAAATCTTTGCCAACAAAATTATAAGATATTTTACTATTAGTATAATATTTTTTAATGCTATATACAAAATTTTTAAAAAAATGTTCGTAGTAAATAATATCTGAAGCACAATGAAAAATCATAATTGATAAACAAAAATATTTTCATGATATACTTTTTCAACACTTTTGTATCCCAATTCATTTAAAAATTTTTCTATATTCTCATTACTAGACCCATACCTTGCTTCACCATGATTCATCCATTCTAAAGCTATCACTGGTTTGGTCCTTTTAATTGTTTCTACTGCTCCTTGTAAAGCATAATACTCAAAACCTTCTATATCTAAATGTATTAAATCACACACAGGAAGATTTAGATCATCGATTAAAAGTGTAGGTGTGATTCCTTGAGCAGTTGAGTTAATGTAATATGCTCCAATATTTCTTTTACTTGTTGTTAATTCTATTAACTTTCTTTCGTTGCCTAAACAAGTTTGAAATTTAATAACATTGCGTGCTTTTACATTATTTGAAAGACAATAAAAATTTAAATGATCGGGTTCAAAAGTATAAACTGTTTTAAAGATTTCAGCATACTTTTTAACATAAAATCCTGCATTTCCTCCTGCTTCAATAACTACTGATTTATTTTTGCAATGATTAGAAATCAAATTTGGTAGATCTTTTTCATTCTGTAACCAAGGCCAACATTTAGAATCTTTTAAAGGCCAAACCCATCCTTCTATTATAGTTGTTTGTTCTAATTCTTCTGCAGTCAGATGTTTTTTTGCCATAGACTTAAATTATTTTTTTGAACCCAACAGTTTCTCTTTGAATGTCATCGTGATTGAATTCTGCCCAATATAATTCAAATGCCACTCCGTCCTCCATGCCTTCAAACTGATGCATGTAGCCTGGTTTGACTCTGGTAAAGTCACCTGGTCCCAATATGGTTTCATCCACAAGATCCTGTTGATCTTTCTGCCACACACTGACCTTCATGCGACCTGTCATCACATAAAATCCATTCCATTTGAATTGATGTTTGTGTTTGCTGCACACACCACCTGCTCGGAAATCTATTCTGTGGAATTCCAACACACCATTGGCGTGTATCAGTTCTGTTTGCCCCCATATTTTGCCTGCTATCATAATGCATTCTCTTTGGTTGATTTGGTATTAAATACAAACATATTTATCCATATGATTTTTTCATTGTTTACCAAACATGGTGCACTCAACAGCCAACCAGTTTTTGCTGCAGTCTCACAAGGCTTGCAGTCATTGGGTCACACAGTGGTTTACAATCAAGAAACTAATATCGACATACCAGTGATATGGTCATTGCTGTGGCATGGTAGAATGGCAGCCAACAAAAAAATATTCGATCGTTACAGACAACAGGAAAAAAATGTATTGGTCATAGAAGTGGGAGGCATACAACGCAACCACACATGGAAGGTGGCATTGAACGGAATCAATCGAGCTGCTGACTTTGGCACTGTGCAAGAAGACAGATGTGAAAAATTAGGTATTAAATTGAAACCTTGGAGGACCAAAGGTGATCACATCTTGATATGTGGACAACATGATCAAAGTGAACAATGGCGGCACATGCCACCCTTAGAAACATATTTTGTGCAACAAATTAATCAATTGCGCAATCACACAGATAGACCCATAGTAATTAGACCACATCCACGCAGATTAACCATGTTTAATTTCAGTGCTTTTACAAAAAATGTACGAATAGAAAATCCTACTAGTGTGGCCAACACCTATGACGATTTTAATTTAAATTTTGAAAATGCATGGGCAGTGATCAGTTGGAGCAGTAATCCAGGACCACAGGCAGTGATTGCAGGCATACCAGCATTTGTGGGTCCAGACAGTTTGGCACATGATGTGGGTAATCATGATCTCAGCAACATAGAAAAACCAAAAATGCCAGACAGAACGAATTGGGTAAAATATTACGCAAATACTGAATACACTGTGGAAGAAATAGCACAAGGCACACCATTCAAAAGATTGACTTTTTGAAAAATTAGTTTATAATAATAGATTATGTCGTCTGCCTCCAATTTGTCTGTTTACTCTGTAGAAGATTGTTTAGAAATAATGATGGGCATCAGTCACATCATAGTGATCCCTGCATTTGAAGTACAGTACAAAGATAGACATATTCTATCCAGCATTGCAACTCAAACCTTTAAAGGACTTGCTTTAACAGATAGGCAATTAGCAGTGTTAAAAAAAATATTTGTTGACAACTATGCCAAACAATTTGCTGATCGCAACATTGATCTTCCTCAAAGTTTGAACCGTTTGAGAAATCCACTTAGAACCATTGATCGTAGAACTTTTATCAAAGTCATGCCAGTCAAGGATATTCCAAACATAAATTTAGTGCTCAATCAGGCAAATTTCAAAGATGAAATAAAGGCCATTGTCATACGTTTTCCATTTAATGTACAATATGCCAAACTAGTAAATGAAATCAAAAAAAGATTTGAATATGAAGACAAATATTACAACTACGACAATCATTACGTATTTCCTTATGAAGAAAAATATGTGTACCACATTCTACATAAATTCAAAGATAAAATTGAAGATATAGACCATGAGCTACTAGAAAATTTTAAAAAATTAATTCACATCAGTAATAATATGCAAAATTATGTGCCTGGAGTTTATAATAATGAGATTCGAAATGTGCCAGACATATACAAAGAATTTATCACAGAAAAATATGGCTCACCCAACCAAGAAAATCTTCTCATGTATTTAGATAGAAGGGAAGCACTCGCACTTGAACATTTTGATGCACCAGCTAGGGAAGATTGTTTAAAAAAGTATGGCATACTGACTCAGAAAATTGTTAACAGAAAATCGTTTATTGTGAACATCAGCAGAGAAATTTGGAATTTGGATCAGGTGGTGCATTCGCTTATAGATTTAAAAAGGTTCCCGTTGCTGGTGATCATAAATGAAAAGTCAGCAGCAGACAATCTCACAGAAACATACACACGTTTTAGAAATCTTTTTGACAGCAGTAAAATCAGCGTGCTGTTTAGATTACCAAACTCTGGGGAAAAAAACATAGAATTCAATCAACAAATATCTAAATTTGGCATCAATAATTCAGTTGATGAAAACACAAAAATAGTTTATATTAATAATAAAAGAGTGCCAAAACCTTTGCTCAAATCTAATTGGAGACCAGAATGTGTTTTGACTTTAAAAAGTGAAAAAGAACACAATCAGGTACAAAGTTATTATCAATTGAGCGACTTGGTAATACAGTATGACACTATAGAAAGTCCGTGGAATATGTGGCATTATGACGTAGAATATATTAAATGAACACTTGTAAAATAATTATACAGGATGAAGTCAACGTGAAAATAGAAGGACTGCCTGTGGATGTGCGTAGAAGTATATCTAATAAACTGAAGTTTGCAGTGCCATATGCTAGATATCTTCCTCAATACAAGTTGGGAAGATGGGACGGTAAAGTTGGATTCTTTGGCTTAGGTGGTAATGGTTTTCTCAATCATTTGGACACCATCATTAAACTAATCAATGACAACGGCATTGAAGTGGAAGAAGTTGTGGACAATAGGAAAAAGGTTCAATTAAAATTTAACAAAATAGATAAAAATTATTTTCATAATAAAACTTGGCCTAAAGGTCACTTGTGCGAAAATCAACAAATAGTACTGCGTGATTATCAAGTGGAAGTTGTAAATAATTTTTTAGAAAATCCACAGTCGCTTCAAGAAATAGCAACAGGGGCTGGTAAAACAATAATCACTGCTTGTCTTTCTAAAATGTGCGAACCTTATGGTAGAACTGTAGTCATAGTGCCAAACAAAAGTTTAGTCACACAGACTGAGGAAGATTACATCAACACAGGGCTGGATGTGGGAGTTTATTTCGGAGACAGAAAAGAATTAAACAAAACACACACAATTTGTACTTGGCAAAGTTTGAATGTATTGGATAAAAAAGGCAAAGACGGACAGTCCGCATTTACATTGACTGAATTTTTGCATGGAGTTACCACAATCATTATAGATGAAGTGCATCAGGCTAAAGCAGAAGTATTGAAAAAATTACTCACACATCATTTAAGAAACGCAGCAGTAAGATGGGGACTCACAGGAACCATACCCAAAGAACAATTTGAATTTCAGGCATTGCTCACCAGCATAGGGCCTGTGATCAATCAGATATCAGCTAAAGAATTACAGGACAAAGGCATATTGTCCAAATGTCATGTGAATATTGTTCAATTGGTTGATACCGTGGCACACAAAAATTATCAGGAAGAATTAAAATATTTGATGACATTTAAAACAAGAATGGAATATATTGCAAAATTATTGAGTAAAATAAAAGACAGCGGTAACACATTGATACTAGTGGATAGATTAGCAGCTGGGGAAATGTTAACCAAATTAATTCCTAACAGTGTGTTTGTTCAGGGAGAAATGAGTGTTAAAGATAGAAAAGAAGAATATGATGAGATCGGTAGCACAAATAACAAAGTTATCATAGCCACATATGGCGTGGCATCTGTGGGAATCAACATTCCAAGAATATTTAATTTGGTTTTGATAGAACCAGGAAAAAGTTTTGTAAGAGTAATACAGAGCATAGGCAGAGGCATAAGAAAAGCACATGATAAAGACTTTGTACAAATATGGGATATTACTAGCACTTGTAAATTTGCTAAACGACATCTTACACAAAGGAAGAAATTTTATAATGAAGCTAACTATCCTTTTACTTTAGAAAAATTAGAGTGGAATTAAAATGAGAATATTAACTGTAGACAATAAAACTTTTTTACTATCAAGAATGCCCAATCAGATCACTGAGGATGTCAGTTTTAGTGTGTTGGACAATAGCAATCCAAAAGATCCTGATTTCTTTTTTATGCCTTTAATTTTTATTGAAAGTTTTTCAAGTCCGGCCATAGTGTTGAGCATTGGTGGTTTAGAAATCAGTATGCCACTAGATTGGAGTCTAGCAGTAGGTGACAAGGAGAGTGGTATGGATCTTCAAGTTATTCCTTTAACCAGTATAGCTGATAGGGGGTTCGATGCATTTTCTCTGAATCCATTAAGTAGCTTTAGAGCAGAATTTGTACCTATCAAAGTGATTAATTTCTTCAACGACGTCAAATGGTATTTTCCAAAAATTAAAAACAATCAATTAATTACCACGCCACTAACTGAAGGACGCAATCCACCCTGCGTATTTTTTGTTAAAGATATCAGTAGGCAGTGTGAAAATATTGATTATAGCCTACTGTACTAATGACACACAAAATTTATAGAAATTCATTCATTGATCTTTTTCTAAAAGAAAAAGATTCTAATTGGATGGGTAATGGAGGGCACTTGTCCTCAAACACAAACAAAAAACAAAAAGGAAAAAGATGAAAATACTAAACAATCTGTTACAAAACACAGATAAAGTTTTAATTAGAAATCTAGTTATATTTCACACTCTTATAATTGCAGTAAGTAATTATTTGGTGACCATTAGATTTAACTTGTTTTCTCAAAAAATAAATCTTTTAGGATGGGAAACTAGTTTTCCGTTAGCGGCTGCGGCTTTTACATTTCCATTGGTAGTGGTAGCCAGTGACCTCACGGTAAGAATAGTAGGCAAACAAACTGCAAGAGCAGTGGTAGCCATATCAATGATACCAGCCATATTAGCTTCGGTGGCTGTATTGTTAATTTTAAAAGATCCACATGCTGTTAGAGTAGGAGTAGCATCTGGTGCTGCTTATGCAGTAGGCACAATGTTAGACGTATATGTGATGCAGTGGATAAGAGAAAAATGGACCAGCAATTGGTGGTTGGCTCCAGCACTAAGCACTGTTGCTGCAAATATCATTGACACATATACTTTTTTCTACACAGCATTTTATCCACAGCCTTGGGTGCATGCTGTTGCTTTCAATAATACTTTGGTTAAAATCATAGTTGGGTTCATAGTTTTCTTACCTGCCTATGGAGTCTTATTGATGTACTTGCAAAACAAATTGCAACGGAAGTTAGTAGGTTAATGAAAAAACGCTTCAAATATAAACCAGGTGTGCAGTATGTGCATGAGTCACCTGATGGTGGCAACACTGTATATGCCAGAGCCGTCAACAGCAAAACTGGCACTAAACATTTGGTTTATAGAAGCGAAAATAGAATTTTTGAAGATGAGGTGGAATCAAGATCTTGGTATGTGACGCCTGAAGCAGTAAAACTGTGCATGAAACATAAAGGCGTACAAAGTGCTTGGGAAAAATACATTGTGATGTTAAAATTAGCCGGATATACGTTTAACGAATATGAGTAAATTACTTTTGAAAGATATATTGGCTGCCATAGATCTGAATGCAAAAAATGTTTGGAATGAATTTTCAGAAGAAGAAAAAAAACAAGTAGGATTTTATCTTTTGAATCGTTATGCAAGTGCGGTGAGAGGCAGCAAAATGGACAAAGAACTTGCTATCTTAAAAACAAATGAATACTACAACAAAAACTTTTTTAATCTACAAAAACATAAAAAATTACTTTGGTATCTATTGTGCATGACTGCTAATGATAAAAAACAAATACGTTCACATGAATGGATCGGGTATAAATTGAAAGACGCTGCAACACAAAATAAAGCAGTAAAATTTTTAACTGCATTATATCCTAATATGAAAGAAGATGAAATTGAAATGTTGGCTAAAATTAACAGTAAAAATGAACTAAAAGAACTTGCTGTGGCACATGGTATGGACAGTGAAACCATAAAGAAAAATTTATGACAGAAAAATATGTTTGCCAATATTGCGGTAGTAGTTTTACTAAAGAAAAGACTCTTGCTGTGCATTTGTGTGAACAAAAAAGAAGACATCTACAAAAAAATGAACGCAGAGTACAATTAGGATATCTAACTTTTAATCGATTTTATCAATTATCACAAAAGTTAAACGGCAGTAAAACCTATGAAGAATTTTGTAAATCACCATACTATAATGCTTTTGTAAAGTTTGGTTCCTTTGTTTCAAATGTCAAACCTTTGTATCCAGAAAATTATATAGACTATGTGATAAACAGTGGTGTAAAATTGGATCATTGGTGTAGGGAAGAATTGTATGAAAAATATGTCTTAGAACTGATACTTAAAGAATCAGCTGAACCTGCCATAGAACGCACCATTAAGACAATGATGGATTGGGCGGATGATAACAATGCTGCTTGGAAAGATTATTTTAAATACGCAGCTTTGCCTAGAGCTGTGTATGATATCAAGGATGGAAAGATTTCTCCATGGATCATGTTGAACTGCGAAACTGGCAAAGACATGTTGAACAAATTGAGCAACGAACAATTGCAGATACTATATCAAGTGTTGAGTCCAGAACATTGGAGTTTAAAATTTAAAAGATATCCTGCAGATGTGGAAATGATTAAAGAATTGGTAAAAGAATCCAAATTATAATTGACTTTAAATGTATTAGAAAATATTATATAGACATGTTGACTCAAGAAAATATTGCATACTTATACGACAAATTGACCCAGTATTGGCCACGTTATTCTAATAAAAAACCTGCTGCCAAAATACATAAGCAAGCATACACCAGTTTGATAGGAGTGATGCTGTCTGCACAGAGTCAAGACGCAAGAACTGCAGTGGCCTGCAAACAATTATTTGCATTAGCAAGTACTCCACAAGACATGATTAAATTAACTCAAGAAAAAATAATTGAAGCTATTAAACCAGCTGGACTGTACAATGCTAAATCAAAAAATATATTAGCAACATCTAAAATGTTGATAGAAAAGTTTAACAGCAAAGTACCCCAGACACAGGAAGAGTTGATGACTTTGCCTGGAGTTGGCAGAAAAAGTTCAGATATAATAATGAGATTCGTTTGGGGACAACCTCATATCGCAGTGGATACACATGTGTTTCGATTACTGTGGAGATTAGGATGGACGGACACCTTAAACGAAAGCAAGTCAGCTGAAATTGTAAATCATTCTACGCCAGACAGATACAAATATGCTGCTCATATGCAACTAATTACTCACGCCAAAAGAATCTGTAAATCACGCTCTCCTAGATGTGATATCTGCGTGTTAGAAAAGATTTGTCTAAAAAGAAATATAAATGTTCCAAAAAGCAAATTGCGAGAGGTAGCCTATGCCTGATATTGATATAGATTTCGCGGATAGAAGTCAAGCGTTAGCACTGCTTGAACATAGAATAGCCACTATAGAATCAAATAAAAAACACAACACAGGAATTTATTTTACAGAGATACCACATAATCCCATAGATAATCAATCTACTATTTCCTATACAGAAGCAGAGACCAGAGGATATTTTAAATTAGATTTTCTAAATGTCAGCATATACAAAGACGTGCAGAGTGAATCACATCTTAAAAAATTAATGACTACCGAACCCACTTGGGATTTATTACAGGCTAAAGAGTTTGTTGATCAACTTTTTCATGTAAACGGACATACAGAAATTTTGCAAAAACTAAAACCTAAAAGTATAGAAGAACTAGCTGCTGTACTTGCCATAATTAGACCCGCCAAAAGACATCTGTTAAATAAAAGTTGGAAAGAAATATTTGAACAAGTCTGGACCAAACCGGATGATAATTCATATTACTTTAAAAAATCTCATGCAGTATCTTATGCAGTTGCAGTTGTGGTACACATGAACTTAATTTGTGAGCAATTAAAAAATGGATCAAACAGTAGTTAAAACTAATTCTAGAGAGGTAATGTGTTTTGGAGAGGATGATTGGGGAGGTCATCCTACAGTTTTTTACACAATAGGCTCAGCTAATCAAGTCACTTGCGGATACTGCAACAAACTTTTCATTTATGAAGGTAAACAAGATGATGAGTAGAACAATGCAGGATGGCACTGTGCGTCCTGAACTTGAAGAGTCTGTAACTCTTTCTATCACCACTAAATGTCCAGAAAAATATACCTTGATAGATAATGAAACAGGACAAATGTATAAAGGCAATAATTCATTGGAATATGGAAAACAATGGTTATTAATCAATGAAAATTCACCTAATACTTCTAGTGAAATAAAAGAAATTTTAGATGCTGTTGAAGAACTATTGAAACGTTAACTTTTTGGTTTGCGAACCAACTGCACTGATTTTCTTTTGGTTCTTTTAATTGCTAAATTATATAGATTCACTGTTGGGCCTATCACTAATCTCACGTCCTTAGTGTTCATTATCATCAAAATGTGTTTAAATTTTTCTATTTCTTTTCTTAAAAATATACCGATTGGTATCATCCTGTTGCTTTCCCACCACCAAGTTTCACAGAGTTGTAAAAAGGCTTTTTTTTCATCATCTTGAACAATGTTAGTGTACACATACATGCTGGTGATTTGATTATCTTGATTGTTGATTATGCCGACGTATTCTTTTTCACCGTAGTGAACAACACTGATAAAGGGGAAATTTTCTTCAATATCTTTACGCAACATCAGACAATAAATACATATAAATTATAAGAGTTTTTATGCAGCTAATTTACCGATATTTAGTAAATAACAAAGTACTTCTGACACTGAATTTGGCAGGAGAAATAACGGAGTATAAGTCTGTGTATCAACGAAATATAAACATTTATAGAGGTATTGACAACCTAATTACGTTCCAGATCAATAATGCTGATCAAAAACCCGTTGCTATCAATGGCAATTACACCCCTACATTTTATATGTATGATTCCAACAATCAATTGGTGGTTACTAAAACTGGCACTATCATTGAAACAAGTGACAGCTCTGTGTTTACCAACAAGGGTCAATTCACAGTCACATTGACTGAAAATGATTTACAGGATTTACAAGCACAATATCTAAGTTATGTTGTATGGGTAACCAATGATGATGACAATACCAAATCTCTAACTTATGCAAACACACATTTCACTAATAAAGGTATAATTTTTCTTGACCACACAGCTTTTCCAGGTCCGTTGAATTCATATTCGATCACAACATTTTCTGAAACCGCAGTGGATTCCGGAATCTATATGTCTGAGTCTATCAGTGGACAACCTAGCATTAATGGAAATTCGGCACTTCACACAGCAGCAGTGTACAATAATGGTGCTATAGGTGATGTGACTGTGCAAGGAACTTTGGACAATAGCGTGACCTATGCAACCAATTGGTCGGACATCACCACACTTTCTTTTATTGCCACCGAAACATTAAAATATGCCAACTTTAACGGAGTATTCAATCATCTCCGTTTTAAATTCGAACCTACCAATGCTGGCACCATTTCTAAAATATTGGTGCGTAACTAATTGACTTTTTTGGCACACTAGCGTATAATCACGCTATGGGTATAGTCTTCGATACTATTGTACAACATCTGCCGAGAAAAAGAAAACAAACGCCTAGCGGTTGGATGTCCTTCAATGCTCCTTGCTGCATACACAACGGCACGGGTCAAGACACAAGGGGTAGAGGCGGTCTAATTCAAAATGCAGAACAAGGATTAAGTTATCACTGTTTTAATTGTGGATACAAAGCCAGCTACGTTTACGGCAGAAATCTCAGTTACAAAATGAAAAAGTTTTTACAATGGTTGAACGTGCCTGATGACACCATCAGCAAACTGGCACTTAGCGTGTTGCAGCACACAGATGAAAAAAGTATCAACAACCAACTCAATAGACTGCCAAAATTTAATATAGTGAAATTACCTGACAAGGCAAGAACAATCTATGACTGGCACAAATATTTTGTCAACCACAATCAAGAACCAAACCCAAATTATATAAAAGTATTGGAGTATGTCAATCAACGTCGTCTCAATGTGAATGAGTATGAGTTTTATTGGTCGCCAGACTATTCGGATAGAATGATCATTCCTTTTTACTATCAAAATAATATAGTGGGTTGGACAGCTAGAAAAATTAAAGACGACAAAGTAAAATATCTGTCTGAGCAACAACCAGGTTATGTTTTTAATTTAGATTCACAAGATGATGATAGACATTTTGTTTTGGCAGTAGAAGGTCCAATTGATGCTATTCTGTTGGATGGCATCGCTTTCTTGGGCAGTGAAGTTAAACAACAACAAAGTTTATTAATAAACAGTATTGGAAAAAAAATTATAGTGATCCCAGACAGAGATGCAGCAGGTGAAAAATTAATTATAGACGCTATGGAACAAGGTTGGAGTGTAAGCATGCCAGAATGGGAACCAAATATAAAAGATATAAATGATGCTGTGATTAAATATGGTAGACTATACACATTATACACAGTAATTAATTCGGCAGAGGAACAACAGTTAAAAATTAAACTGAAAATGAAAAAATGGCTATCATCAAAAAACTAATTGCATTTTTATTTTCGCCAATTAGAAAATATTTGCAATATAGAAAATTTAAAAAAAAGTTAAAAGAACTGCAAAAACGAGATCCTTTCATTTACAACTAAAATGATTATCTGGGGCATAACCGCAAACAATCACGATGCTAGCATAGCAGTGTTTGAACATAAGATACTTGGCTTAACAAACACAAAAAAATTAAAATTGCTGTGGGCAGGCATGACTAAAGATTTTTCTAATATTCCTAATGATCCCCATCTGAATGATGCTATGGTGGATTATCTAATGAAAGAATTTGGTGCTCCAAAAAAAATCTATTTTTATGAACGTCCTTTTCTTAAAAGCATTAGGCAATTGTTGGCTGGACAAGGTTTTAAATTTAAACAAAATAATATAAAAAAATATCTTGCTAGATACAATATCTATGCTCCTATAAAATACATAAGGCATCACAAAGCTCACGCAGCCTATGGATATTATACCAGTAAATTTCGCAACGCAGCTATCATAGTTTTAGACAGCATAGGAGAGATAGAAACCTTTTCCATATGGCAAGGTCACAGAGATAAAATAACCTGCACTTACAGTCAGGGATATCCAAACAGTGTGGGTTTATTCTACAGTGCAATGACACAAAGATGCGGATTTATTCCAAATAAAGATGAAAGTAAATTAGAACAATTGGCACGCTCAGGAGATTGGAAAATCCATTATGATACTTTTTTTGATGATTTAATTAAAAAAATTATGCCTTTCAAACTAAAAATTAATCTACATCGCGGATGCAGAGCTTGGTTGCCTGAATTGACTCAAGAAAAAGATTTAACTAATTTAGCAGCAACGACTCAAAAAATATTTGAAGAAATAATTTTAGAGGCATGCAGTTGGTGTAGAATGTATCTCAAGAGTCGCAATTTAATTTTGGTTGGTGGATGCGCTCTAAATAAAACTGCTGTGAATAAAATAAGTCCTCTATGGAATGACTTTTATGTGCCAAAACATCCTGGTGATCCAGGTGCATGCATAGGTGCTGTGTTGGCTGCGCATGAAAACCATATTGACTTTGATCCCAATGTGTGGTATAATAAAAATTAGGAAAATATAATGGTGACCAAACAAAACACAGATTATGGCTATGATATACAAAAGGTATATCTTGAAATTATGTTGAGCGATGCAGATGCCTTTGTAAGATGTCAAAGTATATTTGATTCTACTTTGTTTGATAGAAGACTGCAATCTGCTGCAGAATTTATATATGATTATGTGAGTCAATATAATTCTTTGCCCACCCAAGAAATTGTTAATAGTAGTTGCAAAACTGATCTAAAGATTCCCAATAACCTAAATGAACAACATTATGATTGGTTGTTGGATGATTTTGAAACATTCATACGACATAAAGGATTAGAAAGAGCAATTCTTAAATCTGCTGACATGTTAGAAAAAGGTGAATATGGTCCCGTAGAAGATTTAATAAAAAAAGCAGTTCAAGTAGGATTACATAAAGATTTAGGCACAGATTATTGGCTAGATCCTAAATTAAGATTGCAAAGTTTAAAAAATAATAATGGTCAAGTGAGCACTGGCTGGAAGACTTTAGATAAAAAACTATTTGGGGGATTTAATAAAGGTGAGTTGAATATATTTGCAGGCGGATCAGGAGCAGGTAAATCTTTATTCCTAGCAAACTTGGGAGTAAATTGGGTATTGACAGGATTAAATGTGTTGTATCTATCTTTTGAATTAAGTGAAGGATTGATATCAATGAGATTAGACAGCATGTTAACTAATATCCCAAGTAGAGAAATTTTTAAAGATTTGGATGGCGTGGAAATGAAAGTTAAACTGTTAGGGAAAAAATCAGGCAAATTTCAAATCAAATACATGCCTAGTGGTAAAAATGCCAACGATATCAGAACATACATAAAAGAATTTGAAATAAAAAATAATACAAAATTTGATGTGGTGTTGGTAGATTATTTGGATCTTATGATGCCGATTAGTAAAAAAGTTAGTCCGAGCGATTTGTTTGTGAAAGATAAGTTTGTATCAGAAGAACTAAGAAATCTTTCTATGGATTTACAAGTGTTATTTGTGACAGCTTCACAGTTGAACAGAGGAGCAGTAGAAGAAATAGAATTTGATCATTCGCACATAGCAGGCGGATTATCTAAAATACAAACAGCTGACAATGTATTTGGTATATTTACAAGTAGAGCAATGAGAGAAAGAGGTAGATATCAGATACAGCTGATGAAGACACGTTCTTCTAGCGGAGTTGGACAAAAAATAGATTTAGAATTTGATATTGATTGTTTAAGAATTAGAGACTTGTCAGAAGATGAAGAATATAAAGAATTTGAAAAAAGAAAATCAACCATATTTGATAATCTTAAGAAAAGCAGCATTATGTCAGAAGAAAACAAAACTGAATCTACGATTCCTCAAGATCCTACTCAAGGCAGTAATGTGGGCAGAATCAAACCAGAATCTGACACAACAAAACTTAGAGAATTTCTAAGCAATATCAACAAAGAATAATTCTACCAAAATATCAAAACAGAATAACGTTGCCAAATAAATACTTCTGTATTAAAGGCAACAAAGGCAACACATGACTGATTTGGAAAACATACAAAGGCTGACTGAAAGATTTAAAAGACCCCTACCCGACCAGGAAGTATATCATAAAAGGTTAGCAGAAGAAGTAGAGTTAATACTTAAATTAAAATTTACGGATTATTTCCTTAAAATTTGCGACATAATAGATCTAACACAAGACATCAAACACATGACTAGGGGATCAGCAGGATCCAGTTTAGTTTGTTATCTGCTAGGCATTACTGATGTAGATCCTGTCAAATGGAACATACCTGTGGCAAGATTTTTAAATCCTATGCGTGATGATCTTCCGGACGTAGACATTGACTTTGAACATTGGCGACAGTTGAATGTTATGGAACGTATATTTAAAAAATGGCCTGGACGCACAGCAAGGATTTCAAACTATGTAAAATTTCAATCTAAGTCAGCCAAGAGAGAAGCTGCAAAGAGATTGGGAGCAAAAGGAAGATTGCCTAGAAATTTCAAATACGAAGACTATAACATAGATGCTAAAGAAGCTAAACGTATAGAACAAAAATTATTGGGTAAAAAAAGATGTATATCTAAACACTGTGGTGGTATTATTATGTTTGATAGAACATTGCCTAAGAGTTTGATATCAGCCGACAATCAGATATTGTTGGACAAATATGAAGTAGAGGATCTAGAACACTTAAAAGTTGACATATTAGCCAATAGAGGATTGAGTCAGTTATTAGAGATTGACTCATATAAAAATTTAATGGATTATCCTGAAACAGACAAGGCTACGGAAGAACTACTGAGTAGAGGAGACGTAT